TGAACTCCTATGGGGATATTTTTTAGTTATAATAAGTTAAGCAATAATCGAATTCGATATTCTTACCTGCACCAGAGCAGTATACTACAACTAATGTATTAGTTTTCTTAACCCAATATTCACCTAGTTGGCCATTTGGATTGGTTGTTGGGGTGATGGATACTGAGAAAGATGTATTACCAAAGCTATGGTTAATAATAGTACCTTCAGTACCATTAAATACACCACTGCCTACAACGAATGCAGACATATCTTTCTTCAAACTAAGTTTTTCACGTTCTTGATCTGTAAAGAAGCGATTATTAGCATCCTGTTTAATGATTGTAGGAGGTAAGGTTTCTGGTAAATGATAATTATTAGCGCCAGCTGCAATACCATCCAGCTTAGCCTTATCTTCTTTAGTCATTAGGCCATTATGCTCAGCATCAGCTAATTGCGCTGCTGCTTTATTAGTCCATGCTAAGATTTGTTCATCAGATACAAATCTATGAGTTGGATCTTGTTTAATTATTGTAGCTTCATGAGTTTCAGGATGAACGTAATAGTTAGCATTGGTTTCAATGCTATTAACTTTTACTTTATCATAACGACTCATCAAACCATCAAGCTGTTCTGTAGCTAAATTCTTATTTGCTTTATTAGCAAAGTCAGTCTTTTCTTTATCAGTTACAAAACGATGATTTTCATCTTGTTTGATAATTTGAGGATCCAATTCAGATGGCATAACAAAATTTGTTGCACCTTCTTCGATAGAATCCAATTTATATTTATCTTCTTTAGACATCAAACCATTTGCTTGATAAGAAGCAACACGGTCTTCTGCTTTAGCAGACCAATAAGCTTTATCGCCATCGGTTACGTGTCTTACATTAGGATTGTCTGGATGAACGTAATGGTTGGCGTTCATTTCAACAGTTTCTAATTTAGCTTTATCTTCTTTACTCATCTTACCATCAACTGCAATTGTAGCTAATGGGATAGAGTTGGCAGAAATTGGAATCCAGTTAGTGCCATCATAACGATAAGTAATATTATCAGAGTTACAAGTAACTGTCCAACCCTTTTGAGGAGATGGATATTTAGATGCTAGCTCTTCAAATACATCTACAGATTCTTTCCATACATTATCGTATTGCATTTGAGAGAATTTATTATCGATTTCTTCTCTCGTATATTTATTATTCCAATTTAAACGGTCAGAAGACACAACGTGTAAAGACTTATCTTGGATATGCTTATTAGCAACCGAGAATGCAATATTTACTTTTTGTTGAGCCCCTTCTTCAGTTTCTTTGGCATTCCATGTAGCTCTATCTACAGCAGAAATATGAATTGTAGTATCAGCAATATGATCGTTGACCTTATTAGCTGCTTCTGTAATAGATTCTTTTTCGGCTTGAGTTACATGAATTTTGTTATTATTAATATGAGATAATACGTTTCTATTATTAGAAACGATTTCCATAACAGAGCCAAATCTAAGTCCACTAGATTTAACTTTATATCCACTGGAACCGGAGAATACTACAATTTCTTCATCACCGGCGGTTCCATCGATATTTTTTAGGCGTGTTAATATATCTGGCTTAGCCACTATTAATCCTCCTCTATTTTAAAGCAGAAATTACTTGCATAGCCGAAATGGTACGCTTAGAAATCTCTCTCAATTCTTCCTGTTTCTCTCTTAGATCGTCAGGATCAAATTTTGTTACATTATTAAATTCTGCAGTTATAAATCCTAATACTTCACCTATATCAGGATCAAATATACCACAGAATAAACATGTTTTATCTTCTTCATTTAGAATGATTCTAGAAATGAAAGCATCCATTATAGTATCATTCTTATATATTACGAATTCTCGTTTCTCAACTAAGTCAGAAACAAGACTTCCTAAGAATGAAATTGGTAGATCTTTATGCTCTTGGATAAGATGGTAAGCATTATATCCAGATTTACTAAATTCACAAATACAAGAAGTTTTTAAAAACGGAACCCCTCTAGTAGAATGGGTCCCGTTGTGAAATAAATAAAATGCTACCCTATCAGAGTCAATTTCATTAAGCAACTCTCTACAGGTATGCTTAAGACTATTATTAATCCGTAGAAATACATTCATTAAATTTTCTTGTCTCTCAGGTGTAAACTTTATAGCGTTAGGATTAACACCATTTTGATTATTACCTTGGAGATTGTTTAATTGTGATTGTAATAAAGCTATCTGATCAGTCAGTTCTTTATTATTACCGCCTTTAGTTATATATTTTACTAAATATAATAAAACTACAAACAACAAGATTACTATAACTAATAATGCGACCAAACCAAATACATATGGCCCAAAGTCATTTATTAATCTTCCTAAGTTATGTAGAAGTTCATTAAGCTCTGAAATCATATGGGGTTGATCACCTCTTTCGTTGCGCTTAGATAACTATTAATATGTTTTTAATGCTTATCTAGAGCGTTTTTGATAGCAGTATATGCTACTGCCCCACCAACTACGGCGCCAACACCTTTAATGATTTTATTTTGAGTCTTAACGTGTTTCAATTCTTTTTCAAGTTCACGTTGTTTATCTTCCATATTCAATTGATATGCAGCAATTTGACGGTTAACAATTGCTGTTGTATCAATAGTCAATTCTTGACCTTCGGTGATTTTTACAGTGCCATCTGGGTTCTTAGAAGTTGTGGTTTTAGTTTGCATTGGAATATTATAAGTTTGATCGTTATAACGAACTTTTGCAGATGGTTTAGCGTGTTGAATATCAACATCTGGATCGTCAGCTTTTTCTTTTTCTATATAACGAATTTCAGTAGTATTAGTTCCAGCAATCTTTTCAATTACAGGTTTATTTTGTCTAAGATCTTCTACTGCATTTTTAACTAAACGAATTTCACGAGCCATTTCTTCATCAGTTTGAGACGCACGTAAATCTTCGANGACGTTGCATAATTTGATATGTAATGAATCCACCAAATGATATACAAAAGATGATTCCTAAAAGACCAACGATAATAGTCTTCTTATTATTATAAAAATAGTTTTTTAGATAACTTTTTGTTTCTTCAATTTGTTTATTCATATTAACTACCTTTCTATTCTATGCGTTCCCACATATATACACCAATAAATGGTTGTGCTAAATTTACAGCATTACCACTACCAGTTTGATCAGTCCATAAATTCAAAGTTATACTGTGGCTATGATTACCTGCATTTTCAGTCCATAGGTCAGTGAATGAATTATTATATGGTGTATTATCGCCGACATCGATTGCAGTGTATGGTAAATCGTTACCACTTCTATCTACTTCCATGCCACCTTTCTTTTGTAATTTATGATTATGGTCACCAGCTTCATTAGTATTTATACTTCCACCAATATGATGATTATGGGCTGGTAATTGAGCTGTTGTTAATTGAGTTGACCAAGCACCGCCGGTTTGACGTAATTTAACATCTACATTTTGAGATGCGCCGACACCAACTAAACAACGGCCTTCTGCGATACGTTTCCATTTACCACCAATAGAGTTAGCTGGATTGATATTAGAAACTGTAATAAAGATACTACCGATAGGCCAGCTACGATTAAGTTGTTCACTTACATAACTTTGAAGTAACTTAATAGTTACAGGAGAGCTAGCATTGGATGTCATAGTTACATCTGGCATTTTAACTACACCTGTAAATGTAGGGCTTGCAAGTCTAGCATATTCACTTGGAAATGCTCCACCAAGTTTTTCTGCATTAGCTGCAGTTATATCTAGTCTATTTGGATTATCAGCATAAATTACATGACCTTCTGGATTAACAGATACACGAGTATATGTACCAGTTACAACACCAGTTTGAGGATGTACATATTTATTTGCTCCAGTAGCGATACCATCAAGTTTAACTTTATCTTGAGCAGAAAATAAGCCATCGGTAGATTGTGTTGCAGGATTGAACGTATTTACGATATTATTCCATCTAGTACGTTCTTCTGCTGTAACGTGTTTTACTTCATCAAATTGATGAGCATATGCATTATTGATTTTTTCATTCAATAATGTATTTAATTCTTTTGTAGTAATTTTGTCTAATTGATTATCAAAACTACCATTTTGCTCCCTAAAAGATAGGGCCATATTCTTTGCCATTATATTACCCTCTCTTAGTCTTTGATAATGGAGATAGCATTATTCCATGTATCGCCTTTACCAGTTCGCATGTAAATATAATTATCAATACAAATGAATTCATATGCTAATTCTTTATTATCAGCACGCAT